TTCTGTAGTACTCATTGCTGTCAGCTGCCAAAGCACCTGATGCTGCAAGAGCTGCGGTTCCGCGTGCGAATGGGTTCTCGACAACACCGTAACGTGTCTTGAATCCAATCTTTGGCTGGAAGGTGTCTTCGCCAACTGCGCGTACCATTTGTAATGGAACGTATGGGCAATAGAACACACCAGCGTCGAATGCACTTGAACCTTTGTATCCAACTGTCATATAGTTGCCAGTTGTATATGGATCGATGTACACTCTGATGCGACCGTTTAGAACACCAGCAAATGTGTTGCCTGTGTCATCTACAGCGAGGTTGTTGCTGTTAAGAGCAGGGGTGTAGTCGAGTACGCCAGCCATCTGTAGAGCGGATGCAACATCCGAAGAACAGATAAGCATGTTACCTTTACCGCGACGAGTACCTTTGGCAATCGCGTTGGCTTCTCTTTCGATTTGGAACATGAGGCCTTTGAACTTCTCAACCATCCAACGACCGTTAGAGTCGGTGTCAAGGTCGAACTTACCTGCTGTGGTTGTGTCTGATTGAGCACCAACCTTAGCAACTACGTTAACTGTGCGAACCATTTCTCTGTTGATTTCAGCAAGGATCTCAGTTGAGAGAATGTTAGCCAGTTCGGACTCAGCGTCGAGACCATGAATTGCTTTCAGGTCTTGTGCTAATTCCATGGTGTATTCAGCTTTCAGAGCTCTGGACTTTGCAGTCACAGCGATCTTCTCAATGCTGAATGCCATTTCTGGGAAAGCGTTACCTGCGCCATCGCCAAGTCTTTCAGCCTGAGCTGTGGACATACCAGCAGCAAAGTTGTAAAGCTCAACGTTTGAAGCAGAACTGTTTAGATATGCGTCACCAACGAATGTTCCGAGGTTCTGACCAGCACCACCAACGTCTGTGTTGGTAGATGTGTCTTTGTCAACGGAATGACCGGTGTTGACTTCGTTGTAGAATGTCTCGGTACCTGTTTGTGATGCGTAACGTGAACGCATGGCGAAGATCAAGCCTGTAGGACCTGTCATAGGCTGAACGCCCATGATGTCGTATGCTACGAGGTTTGGCATCGCACGACGTACGAGGCTAATGAGAACAGGATCGTAAATGTCGATCGCGCCATCAGAAGCAGTGGATGAAGAAGCGCCCATTGCGTTTGTAGGTGCAGCTTCGAGAAGTGATTGAGGTGCCCAGCCACGTGACTCACGGAGTGCTTGTTCTGTGTTCTCCAAGCAAACTGCGGTAACGCTTTTCTTGTGCGAATCTGAAATGTTTTGTAGTTCAGAGTGCTCAAGAATTGGCTGCCACTTCTTTAATAGATCTTCATTAAGCATTAATTTCCTCCTTCGGGATTTTCTATATTCTATTTATGATCTAAGTGTTCTTGAGATAGCTTGAGCATAAGCAGCCATTGGACCAGACAACTTTTGTACTTCAGTTTCTTCTTCGATGTCTACTGTTTCATCTTCGATAGATTCTTTAGATTCGGTTACTGGCTTAGCCTTAAAGTAGTGCTCTTTAATGACAGCTAGTTTTTTAGTATATTCGTCGAGGTCTTCGACTTCTAGACCTTCTACAAGCTCAGCAAACTTATCTTGCTGGACCATCGTTAAACCCTTTTGAGCTTCAACGAATGCCTTTTGGAAAGCATGCTCTTGAATTTCAGAAGTCATCTCCATTTGCTTTTCGATGGCTTCGTCTAGCTTGCCTTGTAGTTCTTGAACTTTTGCTTCAAGATCTCCAACAAGGTCTGTCTTGTCAGCTGGTACTTCGATGTAGTTCTCAGCAAATAAACTTGCCATTCCCTGCATGAAGTTTTCAGCCATTTCAACCTTCAGCGCAGACTCTACAGCTACTTCGTTATCCTCGAGCCATTTTTCTGCTACGTAGTCGAGATACTCTTCTACTTTTTCTGATAGTTGATTCTCGAATTCTTCTTTGGCTTCTGCAAGTTTGGCATCGAACTCTTCTTTGAGAGCCTCTTCAACCAACGCAGCTTTAATGCCTAGAGCTGATTCGAAAATTGTTGTGGCGTCATCGATAAAGCCTTCGTTCAGACCTTCCATGTCTTTGAACAGCTCTTCGATGTCCTCGCGAACTTTTACAGCTGCCATGTTGTGCAGCTTAACGGGTGCTTTGGCGTCGCCTTTAGCTTGTATAGAACTTTTGTTACCCGTCTCAGCATTTAGACCATCGTACACTTTTTTAAGTGCAGAGGTATCCATGCCTTGGAACATCTGAACGATGTTCTGGATTACACCAGTCTTTCCGAGCTTTGGCATAGCCTTTTCGCCTTGGTCTTTATCGGCTTTACGACGAGAGGAACCAGTTGAGATAGGATCAGGAACTTCAGATGCTTCACCATCAGCCTTAAACTCTACTAATTCTTCTTCGTCAGTATTGGCCTCGACTGTAAGGTCTTGCTTCTTTTTGGCCATGTTTGAC